CTTTTTGAACCTTCCCTACTTCGCGGGGGATAACGGGACACGATATGCGTTTAACGCGGATGGTTCGGCAGCGACACTCGAAGAATTCTATGCGTTGTATGAAGCGTTCGCACAGACTCCTCCGCTTTCGTTCCCGGAAGCACCCAAGGTTGCGGAAGCGCCGATTAAAGATGGTCCCCCGTGCCTACAGGCTCTCTGTAGTCAAGGATTCCCAGAAGGTACTCGAAATAACGGTCTCTTCAATGTTGGCATCTATCTTAAAAAGCTTGCGCCCGCAAGTTGGGAAGACAAAGTAGTCGAACATAACCAAAAATATTTTGCTCCACCGCTTCAAAATAATGAGGTGCAACTTGTTATCAAGCAATTGGGGAAGAAGGATTATCGTTACAAGTGTAAGGATGCCCCGCTCAATTCGTTCTGCAACGCTGGTCTATGCCGAACAAGGAAATATGGCATCGGCGGTAATGGTCCTGATTCGCCAACACTTTCATCGCTCTCAAAGTATGCCAGTGAGCCACCACTCTGGTTCCTTGACATCAACGGTCGGCGGATCGAACTCGAAACGGACAGTCTCTTTAATCAAGCTGCGTTTCAGAAAGCGTGTCTTGAACGTCTTAACCTACTCCCACCCACGCTCAAAAAGATGGATTGGGAGAACATGCTTAACGGACTTCTTAAAGAGATGGTCGAGACTGAACAAATCTCGGAAGCCAGCGAGGACACGTCGGTTACGGGCCGTTTCATGGACCTCCTTGAAGAGTTTACTACGCACATGCAGCAAGCCATGGACCGTGAGGAGCTCCTCATGGGGAGACCGTGGGTTGACGCTGAAGATGGCCGGTGTCATTTCCGGATAAAGGACCTCGATGCGCATCTGCTGCGCAACAACTTCAAGGGAATGACTGCACCCAAGATGGCCCAGCGACTGCGGGACATGGGCGGCGAACCTATCAGCCTGTTCTTGAAAGGCAGAACTGTACGCTGCTGGCGTATACCTGCGTTCGCAAAACAGGATGCACCATTTACTACAGAGACAGTGCGACAGCAGGGGAGCCCATTTTGAAGATTCCACGTATGCCCAAGCCGCCTACGCTGTCTTCCTTGCGTCCTGCAAAGCGGACCGTGTATCGCGGGTCCACCAAGAAATTACCCCCGGTTAAGCCACTGCCGCCCCTAGTGAAGGTGAAGGGCGTGACTGAACGCAGGGATCGTCTCACGCACATTGAGCACATAGAAGATCGCTTCATCAAAGGCGGCAACATAGATTTGTCTTACACATTGCGGACGATGACAGAAGTCCACAATATGCTAGTCGCGTCGATGGAGGATAGACATTACAAATCAAGTGCCATCATTACGGAGAAGTTTGACGGCAGTCCTAGCATTGTGTTCGGCCATGATAAAGAGACGGGTAGATTCTTTGTTGCTACAAAATCCTTCTTCAGCAAATCCCCGAAGCTGAACTTTAGTGAGGAAGATATTCGCTTAAACCACGGTTACTCTTCTAACCTTCTAGACAAGCTGACCGCGGCGCTGAAGTATCTACCGAAGATCACACCAGAGACAGGCATCTTTCAGGGCGACTTGATGTACGTGCAGGGCATGAATGTTGAAACGGCGGCTGACAAGATTTACTTTACCGCAAACACCGTCAACTACTCATGCTACTCCGACACCTTCATGGGCAAGAGAATCTATGATTCTCGGATAGGTATCGCGATACACACGCAACACATTACTGATCGGCATATACCTGCGGACCTTACGCTCTTTAATAAAGATGAAGATGTCGTTGTTATTGACCCCCGGATCAATATCAATCGTGCATATTACCCTGCGGAGCACCAGAAAGAGTTCTTGACGCTGCTACAGGAGATCAACAACACGCCATTAACGCAGTCTGAAGTTAATGAGGTAATGCGGCACTCGGTCAAGTTGATGCAGTACATCAATAAGATCGTTAAAGGCACTGCGGTCCCGCGTGAAGAATCAGAGTTCGCTTCACCTATATTTGATGCTTTCTTCTTTGTGCATTCGCATCTGCAAGCAGCTAAAAAATTACTGAACGATGCACTGTCCAATACGCGGCAGTTCTATACGGAGATCAATGGCCAAGAAACTAAGGGTGAGGGCTTCGTTGTTATCTACGAGCAGAGAATGAATAAGATTGTAGATAGAGAAGAATTTAGCCGACAGAACTTCATGCGGCAGACTGAATTAAAAGAAGGCGCGAAGACTACCGTATTTGCTTTTGCGCGAATGAATCCTCCTACACGTGGCCATGAGCATTTGATTCAACAAGTAAAGCGGCTGGCAAAAGAACACAAGGCAGGGCACACCATTGCATTGAGCCCTTCTCATGGCATAGACAACCCCTTATCTGCCTCACTCAAGTTTGAATACCTAAAGGAGTTGTTCCCCGGTACTGACTTTTATATGCGGAAGAGTTCAGCAGGATTCATCCGCAGTCTATGCGACATCTATGAAGAGGGTACGGAGCATCTTATTCTTGTGTCGGGTGACGATAGGATGGAGTCCTATCAGAGTTACCTTGAACTAAATGGCAAGGACAACTTCTTTCACTTCAAAAAGATATCGTTCGTTTCCGCAGGAGCAAGGAACCCTGAGGGGGAGGGCATTGAAGCCGTCTCTGGTACAAGGGTTCGCCAATATGCTGATGACAATCAATTCGATAAATTCTTTAAGGACCTGCCCAGCACTGCGACAGAAGAGTTAGCCAAGCGCTTGTTTGAAGATGTGCGGAAGGGGCTTATAAAGTATGACTGACATATGCAAAGTCTTCGGGCCCCCCGGATCAGGGAAGACCACGTACCTTTTGAATCGTGTCGAGCAGGAGCTGGAGAGCGGCGTTCAGTCGGGCAGGATCGGTTACTTCTCGTTTACCCGAAAGGCTGCGAACGAAGCCAGAGATCGTGCTATAGCCAAGTTCCCGCACCTGAGTGAGAAGACCGACTTCCCTTACTTCCGCACACTACACAGTCTCGCTTTCCGTTGCCTTGGCACAAAAGCAGATGACATGATGCAGCCGGAGCATTATGCTGAGTTTGCCCAGCAAACAGGTATCGTGCTGGATGTATCCAAAGATGATGAGGAAGGCTATGCAAAGGCAGACAATCCTATTCTCAATGAGATCAACCTCGCCCGCATTCGAGGGGTGGATCTTAGAGAGCATTACAACCAATCAGGATTGGATATTGAGTGGCACCACTTTGAGTTTGTGGAGCGAAGCTACCGACACTACAAAACCGCTCGTAGTCTACTTGACTTCACCGATCTCCTTGAGATGGCAGTAGTAGATTCTGCTCGTCTACCGTCTCTTGAAGTCTTAATTATCGATGAAGCACAGGATTTATCCCGGCTTCAATGGCAACTTGTCGAAATCTTAGTCAGCAAATCCCAGCGGGTTTTCATTGCCGGGGACGATGACCAAGCCGTATTCACGTGGGCCGGGGCCGATGTGAAATCCTTCCTCGAATTCAAAGGTGATATTCATGTCCTCCAACAGTCCTACCGAATCCCATCTTCAGTCCACCAATTTGCAAATAACATTGTCAAAAGAATCAGAAATCGCCAAAGTAAGACATGGAAACCACGTGACTTTGTTGGCTCCGTCCGACAGTACTACCGCTTCGAAGATGTGCCTGTTAGTGACGGAGAATGGCTCATTCTCGCTAGTACAAATTACCTGCTCAATCCAATACACGAGTGGCTCAAGTCAAACGGAGTTCTTTTTGAACGTAACAGCGTCCCCAGCCTCTCACCCCAAATGCTCAAAGCCGTCATCGATTGGGAGAGGCTCCGCAAAGGCCTCGCGCTAGGATTAAACGACACCCAGAACATCTACAAGTATCTGGGACCAAGCTTCGTGGCTCGGGGCTTTAAGAACTTCAAGGGCGACCCGGATGTGATCGAGTATGATTTACCTACCCTGAGTAAGCACTATGGACTAATGACCGATGCTGTCTGGCATGAAGCCTTACTTAGGATCAGTGAGGACAAGCGAGACTACCTCCGCGCCGTGCTGCGCCGGGGCTACAAGATTTCCAATGCGGGCCAGATCAAACTCTCCACCATCCACGGAGCCAAAGGCGGGGAAGCCGACAATGTCCTATTGATGATGGACATCTCGCCTAAATTTGCTAAAGATTATGCTGTCAACTCAGACAGCGTGAACCGGCTATTCTATGTTGGCGTGACACGGGCAAAACAAACGCTGCACTTAGTATTACCAAAACAACAAGACAAAGGATTTCGCCTGTGAAGACCATGCCACTATTCCCAATGCAAAGTGATTGGGTTGCGCCGGATTCATTTCCAAACTTATCGAACGCAAAGGAGATTGCAATTGACCTCGAAACTTGTGACCCTAACATGGAGTCGATGGGCCCCGGTTGGCCTCGGCGCGACGGGTATATTGTTGGGTACGCTGTTGC